ATATGAATGTGTAAATGCCATCCAAGACACAGCATATAAAATTAATGTTAAGATATTACAGGTAGCCGATAGGATATTTAATAATGGTGGTGTTGTAGGAAAAATGCCAAATAGGGATAAACTACCACTTCCTCCTAAGCCTTTTGATATAGCTACAAATAAAGTAGCTAGGCAAAAATATAGTAAGCTTGCTAGACCTATTCATGAAGCTAATGCAACTACGGATTCTCAAATATTGTTGATTGATAAGCTATTGGAAATTGCAAAAGAATACGAGGCTTATCCTGAACATTATTATCCAATGCAATATGATTTTCGTGGAAGAATCTACTGCAAGCCACTTTTTTTGCATTACCAACAAAATGATATAGCAAGAAGTTTATTATTATTTACTAATGGTAAACCTCTAGGAACTGATGAAGCTCTAGCAAAGTTAGCTATACATGGTGCAAATATGTATGGAAAAGATAAAATAACTTTGGCTGATAGAGTTAAATGGGTTCAACAAAATGAAGAAGCAATACTAGCTTCAGCTAAAGACCCACATAACCATTATAAGTTTTGGTCTCGTTGTAGTGAGCCTTATCAATTTCTAGCTTTTTGTTTTGAATGGGAAGAATTTGTTAGTGGTGGTAGAGATGCAGATTTTGTTACTCATTTATCTTGTTTTAGTGATTGTACTAATTCAGGCTTACAAATATTTTCAGCACTATTAAGAGATGACGTTGGTGGTAAAGCTACTAATCTAACTGCTGAAGAAACACCCCAAGATGTTTACCAAGAAGTAGCTGATAAAACTTTAGAATATCTAAATAAAAATCCTGACAGCCAAATTAAAAAAATATGGATGGATTATGGAATAGATAGAGCAACAACTAAGAAAGTTACAATGTGTGTTGTCTATGGTTTGACCCAGTATAGTTGTAGGACTTATATTGTTGACCATTTAAAAGATATGGTTGGAGAGGGTAAACCTATTCCATTTTCAAAAAATAAAGAAGAATTTGAAAAGACGGGTATTCCAACCAGGAAATGAAAAGCTCGGCAAGATTATTGAAGGAGGTATTAAAGAAGGAAAAGAACTTAGACGAAAGCTTTTAGAAAAAATTCCAGCACTAAAGAAATTAAGAGATGATGTTGTAATAACATTCAGAAATCAAAAATATATATTTGGATTAGATAAAAGAAAACTTTTAGCTAGAAGTGAGCACTCAATTTTAAATTTACTAATTCAATCAGCCGGCTCACTAATAGTTAAACAAGCAACAATTATATTACATAGGAAATTTATACAATGTGGATTAAAAACAAATGACGTTCAAATGGTTGCTCATATTCATGATGAGCTACAGTTGCAGTCAACAAATTCTCTTGCTGATAAAGTAGGAAAATTAGCAGTTCAATCAGTTAAAGAAGCTGGAGAGCATTTTAAAATTAGACTTCCTATAACAGCAAAATACAAAATCGGAAAAAATTGGAGTCAGACCCATTAAGATTAGATGGTTAGGTAAGAATATTAATAAACTATTTGTTGTATGTAACTTGCCTAGCCATTTAATTTTGGTGGCCGATGCCGAACTCGAATCGGCACTCCCAAAAGGGCATGGATTTTAAGTCCATTGTGTCTACCAGTTTCACCAATCGGCCTCAAAAATTAATGTCAAAACCATTTACTAAATACGACTTTATCACTGACCTAGATTATGGCAAGGCTAGTGAGAAAACCATAGCTGGGATTTTAGGATTATCTGCAAAGGAATTTGAAGTCAAGACCGAAAGGGATTGGTGGACAAGAACTGGAAACATAGCAATCGAATTAGAATACAAAGGAAAAGCTTCAGGACTAAATATAACAGAAGCACCTTATTGGATTCATGTTTTACAAGAAAAGGATGAGCCTTTTTGTTTTGTAATTATTCCAGTTAAAAAATTAAAAATCCTAGTCGAAAAATTAATCAAATCAGGTGTTGAGCCAAGAATGGTTGGCGATGGCAATAACAGTAAGTGCCTTATCGTTAAGAAAGAAATTTTACTCAACTACCAACTTTATATCCAAAAACAACAATAAGGAAATTATGATAAGAAAAATAAGAGCTAAGAAAAGAACACTCTTAGTGGATGGCGACATCATTTGTTATCGAATAGCAACTGCTATTGAAGAGCCTACAGAATGGCAAGATGATATGTGGACTCTTCATGCAGATGCTAAATTAGGTAAGGAATTATTAGAAAATACTCTAAACAGATATTTAAAAGAATTAAACTGTAATAATATTGTTGTAGCTTTATCTGATAAGACTAATTTTAGGAAAAAACTTTTTCCTGAATATAAATCTCATCGAAAGAAAGTTAGAAAACCAATAATTGTAAAACCTCTCAAGGAATATATTTATAAACAATATCCTACTTATCGTTTACCAGATTTAGAAGGTGACGATACTTTAGGAATTTTAGCTACATCTAAGTACAAAGATAATTGCATCATACTAAGCTCAGATAAGGATATGAGGACTATTCCTTGTTTTCATCATTTTATACACGACAACCAAACAGAGTTAGTAGATGAAAAAACTGCTGATTATTATTTTATGTTTCAAACTTTGACTGGAGATTCTAGCGATGGATATTCAGGAATAAAAGGTTGTGGAGCTATTAAAGCTGAAAGAGTTTTATATAACTCAGAAAAGACTTTGCCTTCAATGTGGAAAGCTGTCGTTGAAGAATACAAAAGAAATAATCTAACAGAAAAGGATGCTCTACTTCAGGCACGTATGGCCAGAATATTAAGAAGTTCTGATTATAATTTTAAAAACAAAAAACCTATTTTATGGAAGTTATGAGTCCATTTGAATTTATGGATGAACACGAACAAATAAAAAATCTTCATGACAGAATTAATAACATGAAGACTATTGATACAGCTCATCAAAAACTTAATGGAGAACTAAGAGAAGAAGTTAAGTCATTAAGAAATGATATGAAATTAAAAGATAAAGAAATTGGAAGAATGATGCAAAAAATTAATAAATTAGAAAGCAAATTAAAATGACACATAAAGATATGTTTAAATCATCAACTTATCATTCATTAGAAAGACAAGTTAATGGAAAACATTATTCCTCTTTTAAGATTCAACCGGCAGAATTTATAAATGAAAACAAAATCCTTTTTGCTGAAGGTAACGCCATTAAATATATCTGTCGGCATCAAATGAAGGGCAAGGAAGTAGATATAGACAAGGCTATTCATTATTTGGAAATGGTTAAAGAGAGAGATTACAATTAAATGCCACCTTATAAATTAAAGAACGAATTAGTCATGCGTGCTCTGTATTTAAGTAAACAGGGTTTATCCAATACTGTTATTGCGCAACGTCTAGGAATAAGTAATTCACGGGTTGCTATGCTGGTGAGAAGACACAAAGAGAAATTATCAGAAGGTTACACTATGGACTTAAATAAAATTAATGAAGAGTGGAAGAATAATAGGCAAACTTTTTAATAAAAAGGACACTTTAGATAGATTATGCAAAATAAAAAATTAGATGACATAAAAGTACCAGTAATTCCTAAAGATTTACTGGATGCTTTAGACGTATTATTTCCTGAAAGAACACCTCCTATTACAATGGAATATCGGGAAATTTGCTTCAGAAGTGGTCAAAGAAGTGTAATTAATTTTTTACACGAAAAAAACAAACAACAATCAGAAAATATATTGGAGAAAACATAATATGTGTGGAAGTATTTTTAGACCGAAAATGCCTGCTCCCCCGCCACCACCACCTCCAGCTCCAATTCTTGCTCCACCTGTTACAGAGGTAAAACAAGCAACTGCAAGACCGGCTGGATATAGTGAAGGTGGAAGGAACTTGAATTTAGCTTCTTCTTACGAAAGAAAAAGAGTTGGGTCTTCACAATTAAGAATACCTATAGTTGGAGGACTGTAATATTAAATGGCAACAGATACTTATGGCGTTGGCTATAATTCTAATACAATAGAAGGAAGATATAACCAGTACGCTAGAAATAGAGAATTATTTCTTGAGAGAGGAAGAGAATGTACTCAATATACAATTCCTACTCTTATACCTGAAGAAGGTCATAGTGCGACCTCACGTTATTATACTCCTTTTCAAGGAATAGGAGCTAGAGGCGTAAACAATTTAGCATCCAAATTATTATTAACATTACTCCCACCTAACGCACCTTTTTTTAGATTTTCCATAGACAACTTTATCCTCAAAGATATGGAGGGTGATGAAAATTTAAAAACTGAAATAGACAGAGGTTTAGTCGAAGTCGAAAAAGCAGTTATGGAAGACATTGAAATTAGCTCAGACAGAGTAGCTTTATTTGAATGTTTGAAACATCTTATCGTAGGTGGAAATTGTTTATTATTTGTCTCTAAAGAAGGATTAAGAGTTTTTCCTTTAGATAGATATGTTTGTAAACGTGACCCAATGGGTAACGTATTAGAAATTATAACAAAAGAAACAATTAATATTAATGTTCTTCCTGAAAATATAAGAGAAGTAATTTATAAAACTAATAAACCTGAAGACATTGGAGACAAGACTTGTGATTTATATACTTGTGTTAAACGAATTAAAAATAAATTTGAAGTAATACAAGAAGTTAAAGGTGTAGAAATACCTGAATCTGCTGGTTCTTACCCAGTAGATAAAACTCCATATATGGCTCTAAGAATGATTAGAGTTGATGGTGAAAATTATGGTCGTTCATATTGCGAGGAATATCTTGGCGACCTCAAATCGCTTGAGAATTTAACAAAAGCAATCGTAGAAGGCTCTTCAGCTTCAGCTAAAACTCTTTTTCTTATTTCGCCAAATGGTACGACTCGCGCTAGAGCATTAGCTCAATCTGAAAATGGAGCAATCATAGAAGGAAATGCAAGTGACGTGTCGGTATTACAGGTTTCAAAATTTGCAGATTTTAGAGTAGCTCAAGAAACTATGGCTAAGATAGAGCAAAGATTATCTTATGCCTTTTTATTAAATGCTTCAGTTATTAGAGATAGCGAAAGAACTACAGCAGAAGAAGTAAAAATGACAGCCGAAGAATTACAAGCTTCTCTTGGTGGAATTTACGGAATTTTATCTCAAGAATTTCAATTACCATTTGTTAGAAGAAAAATAGCAATTTTGGAAAAAGGTGGAAGATTACCAAAACTTCCTAAAAATGTAGTTAGACCAAAAATAGTTACAGGTCTTGAAGCATTGGGAAGAGGTAACGATAGAAATAGATTAGTACAATTTTTACAGACTCTCGCAGGTACATTAGGCCAAGAAACAATCGGTCAATATGTCAACGTATCTGAAGCAATAGTTAGATTAGCTACTGCTGATGGAATTGAAGTTAAAGGTTTAATTAAATCACCTGAAGAACTTCAAGCAGAAGTGCAGGCACAACAACAAAATCAGTTAGAGATGGAACAAGCTCAAGCTGTAACTAACGCTGGTGAAACAATAGTAGGAAATATACCTCCTAAAACTATTGGAAGAACACTAGCAAGACAACAAGGATTACCAGAAACGGAGGAATAATATTATGGTAGATAAAGTTGAAATAAAAAATGTAGAAGAAAATACTACATTAGAAGAACAGGACAAGGCTCTACAAGAAGCTCAAAAAGCTCCTAGTGAGAAACCAAGTGAGACTTCTGAGACTAGACCTGAATGGTTGCCAGAAAAGTTTGCTAACGCAGAAGAATTGGCAAAAGCTTATGGTGAACTAGAGAAAAAACAATCTCAGCCTAAAGAAGAAACAAAAGAATCTGAAGTTAGTACGACTGAACAACTTAAAATAAATAAAGAAAAAGTTGAAGAAGCTACTGGCTTAGGTTTAGACAATTACTATGATGAGTATGCTAAAAGTGGAAATTTATCTGACAAATCTTATAAAGATTTAGCTGGTAAAGGTTTAGATAAATCTCTCGTAGATTCTTATATTGCTGGTCAACAAGCTTTAGCAGACAAGCACGTTACATCTATTCATTCAGTAGTTGGAGGTCAAGAAAGCTATAATAATATAGTTAAATGGGCTTCAGAAAATCTTACTGAAAATGAAGTTCAGGCTTTCAATCAAACAATGGATAATGGAACTTTAGACCAAGCTCAATTAGCTATCTCAGGTATTCAGGCCAAATATAATGCAGTAAATAAAGAGCCTTCTTTATTTTCAGGAGAAAGAGCTGATACTTCAAAAGGTGCATATCGTTCAGTAGGAGAAATGTTAACAGATATTAACAATCCTAAATACGCAACTGATAGTGCATTTAGAGCAGACGTAGAATCTAAAGTGAAAGCATCTAATGTTCTGTAATGGCTAGAGATTATAAGAGTGAATATCAAAATTATCACTCTCGACCTAAACAGAAAAAAAATCGAGCTAGTAGAAATTTAGCTAGACGATTAATGAAGAAAAGGCTGGGAGTGAAAAGAATTAAAGGAAAAGACGTAGACCATAAAGACAGCAATCCAAGAAATAATAGTCGAAGTAATTTAAGGATAGCTTCTAAAAAATCAAATCGTTCAAGAAATGCTTAACTTTTTAGTACCTATATTAAAAAATCCTCTTAGTCGCTTAATTGTTTCTAAGACAATAGAAAAAGTTTCACATCATTTGGAAAAAGAAAAAATTATTAGAGCAAGAGAAATTGAAGCTAGTAAAACTGTTGATGTTGCTAATATTAAAGCAAGTTCAAGCAGTTTCCGTGATGAACTTTTAACTATAATTATTAGCGGAATCCTGATTTGCACATTCTTACCTATTACTCAACCGCACATGATTAAAGGTTTTGAAATTATGCGTACAGCACCGACTGAATTTTGGTGGGCGGTTCTTATATGCTTTTCTGGAAGTTTCGGATTGTCAACTTTGAGAAATATTAAGAATGGTAAGAAAAAGTAATGACAAGGAAAACTAACACATTTTTAATTGGATTATTAGGAACGATATTAATGGGTTTAAGTACATGGGTTTTAATTACCTTAATCGAAATACAAACAATAGTAAGCATGATTCAAAATGAATTAATGAATATAGATAAGCAGTTTGGTCGTGTTTACAATTTTATAGACAGTGTAAGGAATCAAGTACAATGAATAAAGAATTAGGCGGAAATAACAATGACTGAACAAGTTTGTGAAAAATGTAATCATTTATGCCACTGCGAGAGTCGTT